CAATTTTGATTAAGGCCTACACCGATTTACTCTCATCTAATGTTGTTGTATCCTGTACACCAGTTGGTTACTACTAATTAGGATAAAGATATGTCATTACTAATCAAAGAATTAACAGAAGAAGTTCGTTATATCACCGAAGCCACAGAAGATGGTAAGGGAAAGAACTACTTCATCGAAGGTATCATCATGCAAGGTGATATCAAGAATAGAAATGGACGTATCTATCCATCTAGAATCCTTGCAAAGGAAATGGCTAGATATAATGAAGTCTACGTAAACAAAAATCGTGCATACGGTGAATTAGGTCACCCAGCCGGCCCTACCATTAACCTTGATCGTGTGTCGCACATGTTCACAGAGTTAAAGCAAGACGGATCTAACATCGTTGGTAGAGCAAAGATCATGGAAACCCCAATGGGCATGATCGTCAAGAATATTATCAATGAAGGAGGACTAGTTGGTATCTCCTCACGTGGTATGGGTTCTATTAAGCAGAACCGAAACGGAATCATGGAAGTGCAAGATGACTTTATGCTTGCAACCGCAGGAGACATTGTTGCCGATCCTTCAGCACCAGACGCCTTCGTTAAGGGCATTATGGAAGGCGTTGACTGGATTTATGATGTAGCCTCTTCTTCTTGGGCAATGGCTAATGCCTTTGACCGTATTGAGGAAGAAGTTAAGATGACCGCTAAGGTCTCTAATCGAGAGTTAGAAGCGAAAGCTGGCGCTCTTTTCGAAAAGTTTGTAAAGTCTTTGTCGAACACATGATTTTTATAAATAATATTAAATGAATATACTTACTTTAAAAGGAGAAGTCAAATGAGTCAAGTACTAGAAAAGAATCTAGACCTCGATGAAGCGAAAGCTACAGGCGAGGATTCCGTTGCGGCTGATGCCGTGACACCGGCTGGTGGTACAGATAAAAAGCGTCCGAAGGATAAGAACGTTTCTGATGCTCCAGGTAACATTGGAACTGTCGTAAAGACACCACAAGGCACAAATAACGAAGGCTTGAAAGAAGCAGTTGAACGTCTATTCGAAGGCGCTGATCTTTCTGAAGAATTCAAAAGCAAGACTATTGCAGTTTTTGAAGCCGCTGTTCATGAAAAAGTATTGGCTGAAAAAGCAATGCTTGAAGAAAAGTTTGAGAGTGATTTACAGGAACAGATCGACGTTGCTGTTGAAGAGCTAGTAGAAAAAGTTGACGCTTATCTAGACTACGTAGTAGAAAACTGGATGGACGACAACAAGGTTCAAATCGAAAGCAACATTAAAGTTGAAGTCGCTGAATCGCTATTGGCCGGAATCAAGGGACTTGTTACTGAACATAACATCGAAATTGATCAAGAGCAAATCGACGCAGTTGCTACACTAGAGGCTCAACTCGAAGAGTCTACCTCTAAGTATAACGAACTAGTTGAACAAATGATTGAAGTCCGTGAGTCTAAGCAGAAGTCTGATCTTGAAGTTGCATTCAAGGATGTCTCTGAGGAATTAACTGATACGCAAGCCGACAAGTTGCGTGTACTCTCAGAAGGTGTTTCTTTCGAAACTGTTGAGGACTATAGCAAAAAGTTAATTGCAATTCGTGATAATTATTTCACTGAAGCCACAACTGTAGCAAAGGACGAAACTGATCTTCTACAAGAAGAAGTCGTAGCTGATGCAAAAGCGCCAATCTCACTGGACAACCCAATGATTGCCCGCTACGCTGATGCCCTAGGCCGCTTTGCCGCAAAATAAATTTTTATAAATACTAAAGTAAAATAAAATCTCAACAAAGGAGAACCACATGAGAAATGAAGACCTAATGAAAAAGTGGAAGCCAATCCTAGAGCACTCTGCTCTTCCTGGCATCCAAGACTCGCATAGAGCGGCTGTTACAGCTACTCTTCTAGAGAACACCGAAGTCGCTATGCGCTCTGGTGACACGTATGTTCCACAATCGCTATTAGAGGCAGCACCTGCTAACTCTACTGGTGACGTACAAAACTACGACCCAGTACTAATCTCTTTAGTACGCCGTGCTATGCCTAACCTAGTTGCATACGATATCTGTGGTGTTCAGCCTATGACTGGCCCTACAGGTTTAATCTTTGCAATGCGTTCTAAGTACGAAGACGTTGGCGGTAAGCCAGAAGCCTTCTACAGCGAAGCTGATACTGACTACTCCGGTACAGGTACTCACGCTGCCGCTCTAGGCGCAGGCTCTGAGACAACTGGTACTGGCCTTGCTACTGCTGACGCAGAAGCTCTAGGTGACGGTTCAGGTGCAGGCTTTGCACAGATGTCTTTCTCTATCGAGAAAGTTTCTGTTACAGCTAAGTCACGTGCCCTAAAAGCAGAGTACACTACTGAATTAGCACAAGACTTGAAAGCAATTCACGGTCTTGACGCTGAGACAGAACTAGCAAACATGCTATCCGCAGAGTTACTAGCTGAAATCAACCGTGAAGTTATCCGTACTGTGTACCTTAACGCTAAGGCTGGTTCACAAGGTGGTGTTGCAACTAACGGTACTTTCAACCTTGACGTTGACGCAAACGGTCGCTGGTCAGTAGAGAAGTTCAAGGGTCTGATGTTCCAGATCGAAAAAGAAGCTAACCAAATTGCTAAAGACACTCGTCGTGGCAAGGGTAACCTAATCATCTGTTCGTCTGACGTTGCTTCGGCACTTCAAATGGCTGGTGTTCTAGACTACGCTCCTGCTTTGAATAGCAATAACCTGAACCCAGATGACACAGGCAATACTTTCGCCGGTGTTCTAAACGGTCGCTTCCGTGTTTACATCGATCCGTATGCTGGTGCAAACTACATGGTTATCGGTTACAAAGGCGCTAGCGCATTTGACGCCGGTCTGTTCTACTGCCCATACGTACCGCTACAAATGGTTCGTGCAGTTGGTGAGAACAGTTTCCAATCGAAACTGGGCTTCAAGACCCGTTACGGAATGGTATCAAACCCATTCTCACAAGGTCTTACAGTTGGTAGCGGTGCATTGACTGCTAACACAAACGTGTACTACCGTCGTACTGCTGTTATCAACCTACTGTAATAGTATAATAATAAGATCGGGGATTAAACCCCGACACTTATACAGCACAATTGAGGGATCTTAGGATCCCTCTTTTTTTGGTTTATAAATAGTAGATATAACATAGCTAGGAACCCTCATGGCAACAACTAATTTTTTATCTCCGATTGAGTTTAAGTTTGTACTCTCTAGACTGCCTAGCGTGGAGTTTTTTGTGCAAGCCGTTAACATACCTGGAGCAAGTTCAGGTTTCTCCGAGTTTCCTACTCCATTTAAAATCCTGTATGAGCCTGGTGATAAACTAATGTATGATGATCTAGTTGTAACAGTTCTATGTGATGAGAATCTAGAGGCATTCAAAGAGATTCAAGCGTGGATCGTTGCTTTGACTTATCCAGATAATTTTGGGCAGTACAGAACATTAACGACTCGTCCACCAGGTGGGGTAAATACAGCAGACGTTGTTAACACGATTAGATCGGATGCTAGCCTTATTCTGCTAGACAGCAACAAAAATGCAAGTATCCAACTTAAGTTCAAAGATATGTTTCCTACTGCTATCAGTGGCATTAACTTGAACACCGCAGGAACTGATGTAACTGCTCCAACCTTTGACATAACCTTCAAGTACGCTAGCTATGACATTGAGGTGATGTAAGAAATAGCTTGACAAATGTATGCACCTGGTGCATAATGTACCAGTACTGATGCAACTAAATTATGGAGAGATGAATGAAACTAGAAGATATCATTGCCGAGTGGGACAAAGACGGCACAATTGACCAGACCAACATATCACGAGAGTCTGGCGAGATCCCAAAACTGCACAATAAATACTTCAAGATATACATGGGAGAGGGATATCTCCTGCGTAAGATGAGGGCTGACTATAAGAAGCTCTTCAAGCTCAAGACAGAATACTACAAAGGCGAGTTAGATGTCAGCGAGTTGAAGCAGTATGGTTGGAATCCGCAGTCTCTAAAAATTCTACGACAAGACATTCCATCCTATATGGACGCTGATGACAATCTAATCGAATCATCACTTAAGATAGGTGCACAGGAACAGAAAGTAGAATACCTAGAGGCTATTATTAAAATGATTGGCAATCGAGGGTTTCAGCTAAAGACGATTGTCGATTGGGAAAGATTTAGAACAGGTGCATAATGGATAATGTTTTGATTGAACGAGTTAATGATGTTTACATAAGAGTGCAGGCAGACCCTAGCACGAAGATGGAACTATCAGACCACTTTACCTTTGAAGTGCCGGGCGCTAAGTTTATGCCTTCAGTTCGCAATAAGGTTTGGGACGGAAAGATTCGTTTATTCAATGCAATGACAGGAATGATATATGCTGGACTGGTGCCTCACATATTTAAATTTTGTAACTCAAGAGATTACCCTGTTGAGGTTACTGCTGGCGTATACGAGACTAATGAAGTAAATGAGAATGCTGGCTACGAGTTAGCAAAAGAATACGGCTCGACTTTTACTCCGAGAGACTATCAGAACGATGCTATCGTACATGCTCTAAAGAGAAATCGTGCATTGATGCTATCTCCAACAGCATCTGGTAAGTCTTTTATCATCTACCTGCTGACACGTTTTCATATACAGGAAAACAGAAAAACTCTAATCGTAGTGCCTACAACCTCACTAGTCGACCAGATGGCATCGGACTTCGTTGAGTACAACAACGGGAATCCACTAGACATTCACAAGATTAGAGGCGGTATCGATAAGAACGTAGATGCCGCTATCACAATCAGCACATGGCAATCTATCTACAAGCTCGGTAAAGACTGGTTCGAAAAGTTCGATGTCGTAATCGGAGACGAAGCGCACCTATTTAAGGCCAAGTCGTTGGTGTCTGTGCTAGAGAAGATGCCGGAATGTAAGTATAGATACGGGTTTACGGGTACGCTAGATGGATCGCAAACGCATAAGCTAGTGCTAGAAGGAATCTTCGGTTCGGTGTATGAAGTCACTCGGTCTAAGAAGCTGATTGAAGACGGAACGCTTGCTGAGTTTGGCATCACTGCTATCGTTCTTCAATATCCCGATGAAATTAGGAAGCTAAATAAAGGTAAGACCTACCAAGAAGAGATAGATTGGATTGTAACGAGCGACTCACGTAATAAGTACATCAAGAATCTAGCACACTCGCTACAAGGTAATACCCTGATCTTGTTTCAGTTTGTTGAGAAGCACGGAAAGGTTTTATATCCAATGCTTGCTAAAGAAGGCAAGACTATACACTTTATCCACGGATCGGTTAGTGTCGATGAGCGAGAGGCAGTCCGACACGTTGCAGAGACGAATGATAATAATATTATTCTAGCAAGCTATGGCACATTCAGTACTGGTGTTAACATCAAGCGGCTTGACAATATTATCTTTGCTAGTCCTTCTAAGTCGAAGATCAGGAATCTACAGTCTATTGGACGAGTATTGCGGAAGAGTTCTACGGATAACAAGGCAACTCTTTATGACATCGTAGATGATCTACAGTGGAAAGGCAATAAGAATTTTGCTGTCAAACACTTCACGGATAGGGTTGCTATATATAATGATGAGGGTTTTGAATTCAAAATTTATAACGTGAGCATAAGGGGTTGAAATTGAATATTGTGTATTTGAAACTTCAGAATGGAGACGACATCATTGCCAAGGATGTACTGCATGATGACGAACATTGTTGCATCGAGGACCCATTGCAGGTAAGGGTGCACCCAATTCACGGAATGTTTGCAAAGAGCTGGCTTCTTCTTTCCGTAGAAACTAGAATACTCCTAAGTAGAAAAGACATCCTCTTCATCGGAGAGGCCAATGACAAGGCAAAGGCTTACTACAGCACATTTCTCAACAGACTGGAACAGGCAGCCAGTGCTGAAGAGCCCTCTGAGGAAGAAATGCGAGAGGAAATCGAGAATGGACTACTCGCTATGATCGAAGCAGAGACATCAACCAAGCATTGATACCATAAGCGATAACGCTATTATACATGATTCCTAGAGGATGTCAAGTCCTTTTTACAAATAATACACAAATATGTCTTGACATGAGACACATTTTGTAGTATAGTCAACAAACAGTGAGGCAAAATGGCTACAAAAAACTACGTAAACAACCCCGAATTCCTGGAAGCTATCGTCCAGTACAAGAAGCTATGCAGTGAAGCAGAGGATTCTGGCGACCCACAGCCTCAGATTCCGAACTACATAGGACATTGTATCTATCAGATTTCGACTAGGCTAGCATCTAAGCCTAACTTTTCTGGCTATTCTTACAAAGATGAGATGATTAGTGATGGTCTAGAGAATGCTATCCAAGCACTAGGCAACTTTGATCCAGACAAGTCCCACAACCCATTTGCTTACTTTACTCAAATTATTTGGTATGCCTTTCTAAGACGTATTGACAAAGAGAAGAAACAGTTGTATATTAAGCACAAGGTGACCGAAATGTCTGTCATAAACGGGACCACGGTAGAAGGCGGAGAAGATGGCGACGGCGCACCCTCTTACATCGACCTGAACAATGACTACATGAATGAGTTCGTCAAGGGATACGAGAAGAAGATTGACGACAAGAAGAAACAACAGATAAAGACCAAAAAAGGTTTAGAGAAATTTATTGACGACGAACCAGGAGAAGATGACCTTGACCTTGAAATCCAAGACGAAACAGAGGAATAAATTATGAAGATTGCCATTCTAAACGATACCCATTGGGGAGCTAGGAATGATAACGCCGCTTTTGCTGAGTACTTTATCAAGTTCTATCGAGAGATATTCTTTCCCTATCTGAGAGAGAACAACATCAAGACGGTATTCCATCTAGGTGATCTAGCTGACCGACGCAAGTACATCAACTTCGTTACAGCAAAGAATCTTGAGGACCACTTCATGAAGGTCTGTAGAGACGAGGGAATCGAGATGTACATGGTCGTTGGTAACCATGATACATTCTATAAGAATACAAATGAGGTCAACACCTTACGTCAACTCTATGGTTCGACTTCATATGATAACTTACACCTGTATTGGGATGCTCCAGTCGAACTAGACATGGACGGATGTAAGATCATGCTATCTCCATGGATATGCCAAGATAACTATCAGTCGTCTATGAAGGCATTTCAGGATACGAAAGCCGAGATTCTCATGGGTCACTTTGAGATTGCGGGCTACGAGATGATGCGAGGTCAACTCTGTGACCACGGTATGGATCGGAGCATGTTCAAGAAGTTCGATGCCGTCTACTCGGGACACTTCCACCATCCTTCTACGCATGGAAACATTTCCTATCTTGGTGCACAGTACGAGATGACTTGGACAGACTATGATCAGAAACGTGGCTTTAGTGTATTTGATACCGAGACACGGGATATGACTTACGTAGAGAACCCATACAAGATGTTCCACAAGATCGTGTACGATGATACCGACATGACAATCGAGGATATTGCACACCTTGACACAAAACACTTGACAAACACCTTCATTAAAGTTATAGTGAGTACTAAGAGTAATCCGTACATCTTTGATCTATTCCTCGACCGCTTGCAGGCCGCAGCCCCATGCGACATCAAGGTTGTTGAGGACCATATGAATCTAGATGTTATCGATGAATCTGAGCTACTCGATGAGGCTCAGGATACCCTGACCATTTTGAAACAATATGTACAGAACCTAGAGTTCAACGGAGATAAGGACAAGGTTGAACGAGTTCTGGATGCACTGTATAAAGAGGCCATTAATCTATGATTTTGTTTGAGAAAGTTCGTTACAAGAACATCTTGTCAACGGGTAATGCGTGGACTGAGATTTTACTAAATAAGAGTAAGTCTACACTTATTGTAGGCGATAACGGTGCGGGCAAGTCCACCATGCTGGATGCATTAACTTTTGCATTGTATGGCAAGCCCTTTCGTAGAATCAACAAGAACCAACTTATCAACTCGATTAACTCGAAGGGGTTAGAAGTTGAAGCACACTTTACCATTAGTGGTGCTGAGTACATCATCAAGCGTGGTATTAAACCAAACATCTTTGAAATTTGGAAGAACGGTAATCTTCTAAATCAGGATGCCGCCGCCCGTGACTACCAGGCATATTTAGAAGAGAGTATTTTAAAGCTCAACTACAAGTCCTTTGGACAAGTCGTTGTTCTAGGTTCCAGTACGTTCGTGCCGTTTATGCAATTGAAGGCGGCTGAACGTAGAGAAGTTATTGAAGACCTGCTTGATATCCAAATCTTTACTGTGATGAATACCTTACTGAAGGATAAGATCACTAACAACAAGCAGGAAATCTCTGAGATTAAGTACCAGATTGACTTGCTTAAGAATAAAATCGATTCTGCTAAAAAGCATAACGAATCTATTCGTAAGATGAAGGAAGTCGAAGTAGATAGACTCAGAGAGAAATTGCGAGAGCAAATTAGGTTTATAGAATCAGAGCAATCTGCCATCGAGAAATTGATGGAAGAAATCACTGAGTTAGCAAACAGTATTACCGATAAACCCGAAGTGCAAAAATCGCTTCAAGAACTCCAGGAGATTGACCGTGATCTATCCAACAAGTACCGCACTCTTACTAAAGAAGTATCCTTCTACGAACAGCACGACAATTGTCCAACCTGTAAGCAAGGTATTGAGCACTCCTTTAAAGAAGCGACAGTTAGCAGCCATTCTACAAAGTCCCGAGAAATTGAAGACGCTAGGAAGAAGCTTGGACATCGAGGTGTAAAGCTAGAGGAAAGACTGACTGCTATTGATGCCGCTCAGACTAACATCAATGATAAGCATCTAGAGGCTAGTGAACACCGTGCCAATCATAAGATGGGAATGTCGGCTTGCAAGGGCATCAAAGAGGAGTTGGTTGGTGCCGAAAAAGAAGTAGTCGCAATCGACAATAACGATATCGTTGAGTTAGAAGAAGAGTTGACTACGTATCACACAAAGCAAAGTCAATTGTTTGATAGCAAAGAGACTCTAGCTATCGTTGCATCTAAACCAGAATCATCAAGCAGTACGTGCCTGTGATGAACAAGCTAATCGGTAAGTACCTGTCGGCAATGGATTTCTTTGTCCAGTTTGAGCTAGACGAAAACTTTAACGAGACTATCAAGTCCAGATTTCGAGATGAGTTCTCTTATGCCTCATTCTCTGAAGGTGAGAAGTTGCGTATTGATCTAGCACTATTGTTTACATGGCGTGCCGTTTCAAAGCTCCGTAACTCGGTTTCAACCAATCTATTGATCATGGATGAGATTATGGATTCGTCACTTGACGCAACTGGTACCGAAGAGTTCCTGAAAATCATTGAAGAGCTAACAAGCGACTCTAACATCTTTATCATTAGCCATAAAGGTGACCAGTTATTTGATAAGTTCCACAGTGTTATCAGATTCGAGAAGGTAAAGAACTTTAGTAGAATTGCAGCCTAATATGAAAATACTTTTACCATATGCAACCCACGCCGCAGTTGTTAATGCTAAAGGTCCAGTCGTTGCTGGCGGCATAGAAAAGTTCTGCAAGGACTTAGAGGATAACATCGAAGGTGTCATTCCAGTTTTTGTCACTAAAGAAGACAAGGACTCACGTAGGACTAAAAAGGTAATTCAAGAGGCGATTGCTAAACACAATCCTGATATGATCATCTTTAACAATCCATGGTGGGGAAACATGATGATATCATTCAACATCCCGCTAGTGTGCATTGTGCATGAAGGCTTGGTACGTGATATCAGAATCGTAGAGCTAGGCAACCTTCTTCGCAAGTTGAAAGACAACGGAGCCCATACCTATTTTGTTAGTCCACGTCAGCTAGATTTTCACCGAAAGACTGCTATGCGTATCAACGAGGTTGACTTTGGTGACATCACGGGCTTCATCAATCCTTCGTACCTGCAGGATAGTGTCGGTGTATCAGAGGAACTTCTATACGACTGCGGTACAGTAGGCAGATCAGACACGCTAAAGGTACCGTTTCTAGTCCATAAAAAGCTACATAAATCCAACCTAAATAGTCTAGTGATGACTATTGATGTCGTATATAAAAGCGACTCGATTAATGCATACGTAGATGCTAATAAACATTGGGAAGCACCGCAACACACACTACGTGGATTACCTCACTCTGAAGTGATGACCAATCTAGCGAAGTGTAGAACCTATTGTTCGACTTGCTCTAAGGAATCCTGGGGCATAACTGCAATGGAAGCGTTAGGCTGTGGTGTACCGCTTATTCTGATGTGTGATGATTCAGGCAATCACTCTAGCGAGATTATTGCCGCTGATGCGTCTCACTACATTAAGTTGGACAAGGATTGCTCGGATGAAGTCTTTGCCGATACCGTACGGAGTATCATGAATCTTTCGCCTAAAAAGCGCCTCGAGATTTCGGAGATGACAAAAGAGAAACACAGTCTAAAAAATTGGAAATTAGCTATTGACAACCTAGTAAATTTACGCTACAATGATAGACGTAAGCAATCTAACGATTTGATGGGATTTTTTAATGAATGATAATGTAAAAGAAAGTGCTGGCTACGACAACTACATGGACGCCAACGTCCGTAAGAATGATTCGTACAGTGTAAGCTTAGATCGATTCTTTGATACGCCTATGGACGTTGTCCTGCAAGACAATACAAAGGCTAAGAAGGCACCCAAGTCTGACGTTTGGAAGAGCATCTATGTACACTTCAAAACGCTTGACGACATGGCAGACTTTTGTACCAAGATCAACCAGATGATTCCTGGCACTATGCGAGAGACTTACCATCCGATAGAAGATCAAGCACTAAGCCTATTCAAAGACGAATCAGGCACAGTTGCTGAGATTGATAAAACAAAGCTAGCCGCTAAGTACGTGCAAGAAAAGCCCTTGTTTGTTCTAGACGATATCGAGGTGTCGATTGATCCTGATGACCTCGATGATATCAAGTGGAGACAACACTGGCTAGGTATGCCTGAGTTCAGTCAGGAAGAGAACACTCCATTCAGAACTATCACTATGAAGTTCCGTAGCAAAGAAGACTACGACAACTTTTCTATTAAGATTGGTCAAGAGGTTACTGACAAGACCAAGAGCATCTGGCATCCAGAACTGAAGATCACTAAGAACCTGCTGTTGCGCTGGATTCAGCCGAACGGTAGAACTCTGCCAAAGTATCCGATGTACATCGTATCTAAGGGTCGTGCCGATACCATGTTCACCTCTAGATCACTTTCACGTATGGAGATTCCGCATTACATTGTGATTGAGCCTCAAGATGAAGAGAGCTACGATAAAGCCCTTGATACGTTTAACATGAGGAAATATGTGACACTTATTGTTGCACCTTTCTCTAACCACGGTGACGGCCCTGGTCGTGCTAGAAACTACGCATGGGATCATTCTATCAGTATCGGTGCAACTAGCCACTGGGTACTAGATGACAACATCTCGGATTTCTATCGTCTGAATAGAAACCAACGTATTCGATTTGAAAGCGGTGTAGGCTTTCAAGTGATGGAAGACTTCGTTGATCGATTCGATAATGTCTATATCGCTGGACCTCAGTACCGCTTCTTTATTGCGCCCGATCAGAAATATCCTGCTTACGTTGCCAATACCCGTATCTACTCTACGTTGTTAATCCGTAATGATTGCAAGCACCGCTGGCGTGGTCGTTACAATGAAGACACTGATATCTGCCTGCGAGTAATGAAAGACGGTGACGTATGTGTCCAGTTCAATGCATTCCTTCAAGGCAAGGCAGCTACTCAAACTGTTAAGGGTGGTAACACTGCTGAGTTCTATCATGCCGAGAACATCGAGAATGAGGCATTCAAAGAGACAGGTTACAATACAGAAGGCACTGTCAACAAGTCCCAGATGCTGGTTGACATGCATCCCGATGTTGCTCGACTTGTTTGGAGATACGGCAGATGGCACCACTTCGTTGACTACACTCCGTTTAAAGTGAATGCAATGAAGTCCAAGGCTGGTGTGGTTGTGCCCATCGGTACCAATGACTACGGAATGGAATTGGTGACAAACTTCGACTGGAAAAATGTTGCAGTAAAATGAGAATAAGTATTGACATCTACTACATTATGATGTACAATACGTACATAGACCAATCAAAGGATTACGCTACTATATGATGAAGAAGACCAACTTTATATTTGACATGGAAACCATTGGAGCGAATGTCTTGGTTTGTCCTGTGGTCGACATGGCGTATACTACGTTCGTGTGGCAAAGATTTCTTGATGAGCCTTATACATTTCAAGAACTTGTAGATAGCGTCCAGACGGTAAAGCTTTCGATCATGGACCAAATGAAGAACTACAACTGTTCGTTCAAGAAGGAAGACATTACATGGTGGGAAAATCTTCCTAAACACGCACGGGATAAAATCAAAGCATCAGATTCCGACTTGACTGCCGTAGATTTCTGTGATAAAATAGTTGCTTACCTCAAAGAACAGAAGAAGCTAGATTACTGGTGGTCTAGAGGCAATAGCTTCGACCCTGTTATTCTTGATCGATTGATGAAGGCAACAGGTAACGACTCCGCATATAGCCAATATCTTCAGTATTGGAAAGTGCGAGATGTGAGAACCTACATTGATGCAAAGTTCAACTTCACGACAAAGAGTGGTTTTGTGCCACTTGCTGATGAGAAGTATTGGGAAGAAACGTTTGTTGCCCACGATAGTTCGCATGACGTAGCGGCTGACGTTTTAAGATTACAGGCCATCTTTAGAGCCGAACACGACTTGGAGCAAACTACACGATGAATAAAGAAAACTTCGGTCAGTCTAAGACTGGCGCCTTACGTGAGGCACTAGGCGTACCTTATATGCGTCAATTACCACTTGAGAGCCTAGCCGCTGGTGCTGCCGCACTAGAGTACGGCGCTATCAAGTATGCCCATCGAAATTGGGAAAAGGGTCTTCCTTGGCAACAAATGATTGATAGTCTCAAGCGCCACATTGATGACTTCGAGCGCCAAAAAAACTATGATGATGGTCCTACAGGATCAGGTCTACCTCAAGTCTGCATGATCATGGCTTCTGCTATGATGCTAGTTCTGTTATTCGTGGAATCGGAGAAGATGATCGTATGCCCGAGCCAGGTCCTAATGCATTTGATGCAAAAGCCTGTGCTAAATGGATTAGCAACCAGCTTGAACGAGCCGAAGAATTTAAGCTAAATACAAAGGAATGATATATAAAAATCAAAAGTTTTGTGTGTTCTGTTATAAATATATAACGTGAAGTTTTTTAATGAAAAGAAAGGTGAATAAACTATGAAATTTAGTACTGAAACATTGAGCATCCTCAAGAATTTTTCGACAATCAACCCAAGCATCGTCTTCAAGGTTGGTAATACAATTCGAACAATCTCCCCACAAAAGACCGTTATGGCTGCCGCCACCATCGCTGAAAGCGTTACTAAACAGGCAGGCATATATGACTTGTCTAGATTTATCTCGACTCTAGGTCTTTTCGAAACTCCAGAGGTCGTATTTGGCTCAGATCGTTTTACCATTAAGGGTGGTAAAAGCGAACTCAAATACACTTACACTTCTGAATCATTGATCGTTTCACCTCCAGATAAGGACATTGTTGTTCCTGATCCAGAGGCAACGATCAATGTGAGCTGGCAAGCTATTGATAGTGTCGTCCGTGCTACGGGTGTGCTACAGTTGCCAGAGGTTGCCTTCACTAGTGACGGTAGCACCATCAAACTTTCGGCTGTTGATAGTAAAACATCTACTGCTGATAAGTATGAAGTTGTTATTGCTGAAGGCGTTGAAACCAAGCCCTTTAACATGATTATCAAAACAGATAATCTCAAACTCGTGCAAGCCGACTATGAGGTCACTTTGTCCTCTAAAGGCATGGCACACTTTAAGTCCGATAAGGTCCAATATTGGATCGCTATCGAATCCCGTTAATATAGGAGAAAACTATGACAGAAGAAACTACAGCCGTTGAAGGCACCGCAGAAGTACAAGAACAGCAAGGTCCAGGTCTTTCATTGAACGACATCATGGGCGCTGTTCAGATCATCGACATTGTTACCCAACGTGGTGCAATTAAAGGTGAGGAAATGGTATCCGTTGGTACCGTTCGTGAGCGATTCGTCGCATTCTTGCGCCATGCCAAAGAGCAAGGCCAAAACATCGAACTTCCTCCTTCGATGTACAACAAGCCAGCTGAGGCACCTGCTCCAGCACCTGCCCCACAAGCTTAAGCTTTGAGGCACAAAGAGGGAGAAGTACTTGACTTTCTCCCTCTTTTATTTTATAATGAATGATTACTATATTATGGAG